GAGCAAGGTGTCCACCTCGGTAGACATGATACCTCAGTTTGTTAAGAATGACCATAGCATTAGGGTCACGCATAGGGAGTTTGTCAAGGACCTTGTTGTCCCGAACTCTCCAAGCACTTTTAGCTTGGAATCGTTTCTCATTAATCCGGCTAATCCTACTCTGTTTCCCTGGCTAGCCACTATGGCTAGGCAGTATAGCCAGTATAAGATTCACGGCATGGTCTTTGCTTACAAGACCATGAGTAGCGATATTACAGCCGGCGGTGCACTAGGCACCGTTATTATGGCGACCAACTATAATTCCATCGACAGGTCCTACGTGAGTAAGATTGAAATGGAAAATAGCGAGTTCGCCGTCTCCACCAAGCCTTCGATGAGCTTGGTTCACGCTATAGAGTGTGACCCTAAGTACTCCGGGTTGGACGTTCTTTACGTCCGCGACCCCTCGTACGAAACCCTTGACACCAATGATCGCAGGTTTTATGATTATGGTAAGTTCCAGTTGGCAACTACTGGTCTGCCTGGTGCTACTGGTTCCACTATGGGGGAGATCTGGGTTAGTTACGACATCGAGTTCATGAAGCCTGTTCTAGGTGGCAATGGGCTCCCTACGTACATCCAGGGTAAATCCATCGTTAGTAAAGGCGATGGCACTACTGCCGTTGGTACTTCTATCAATGGCGTTGTTGGCTTTCAGCTGACAGGAGCCGCATTTAATCCAGTGGTGTCCACTAGCTATTCTGTCATTCCCGCGACCTATACGGCCTCAGGTGATACTGGGCTTATGGGTACCGTCGTGGACGTCAATACCACTAGGCTTGATCTCAAGAAGAACGGTACGTACACAATCACTTTTGTTGGTACGGCCGCGACTACCCTGACTACTGGGTATGTTCTTCCTATTGAGAACGTCAAGCAAACGATCGACCTTCCCTCCACTCTTGTTGGGACGGCAGCGGCATCAATTAACGCCATTGGCGGTAAGTTGATCCCTCGTTCGTGCGGTAACATTACATCGGCTGATGGTTATTCTTACACCATTCAATATGAGGTTGTCGTTACGGGCATAGTCGATGCTAGTAGTTATGTTCGTGTGACACCGTCGACTTTCACGAGTGCCGTCTCCGGTCTCGTGACCAATTGGGTGCGTTCGACTAACGTTGACTGGTATGCTCTTGGTGTCAACAACCAAGACCCAGCATACAACCCTGTTGTTTCCTAAGTGAATACAACAAGACGCGGGGGAAATCTTTTCCCCCGTGACGGCAAGGGGATAGGTAATCCTATCCGGGGGCGTTATCGACCCTCCTACCCCAG